GATGGCGTTATGGCTACTTGGTCAGGACAGCGCACCGGCCTATGTAATTGAGGTTCAGTAGATGGCTTTCGTTCACAAGAACAACACGGTACGTACGACCGTCACACAGATTGCGGAAGTACCTGTCGGTCAACGCCAGAACATTACTGTTTATATTCAGAACAACGATTCCGCCGCTATCTTCATCGGCGACCCAACCGTATCTACGTCGGGTGCTAACGGTGGTTGGAAAGTTGCCGCCGGGGCAAACATTCAGTTCTGGTGTAACTCTGGTGACGAAATCTACGCCATCTCCGCCGCCGGTACAGCCGCTAACGCTGTCGTCGTAACATACTCCGCATAACAGGGTAAGGGTATAAACTTCACTTATGGCTAATTCATTCGCTTACGCTTCTATCGAGAAGACGAACAAGAACGACGACGGAACGCTCACCGTATACGGTAAGGCCACCGACGACTCGCTGGATATTGACCAGCAGATTTGTGACTCGGACTGGTTGAAGAAGGCTATGCCTGAGTGGATGATGTCGGGTGGGAATGTTCGTGAACAGCATTCTTCGATTGCGGCTGGTGTTGCGACGGAGTATGAGGAGAAAGGTGACGGGCATTACATTACGGCTCTTGTTGTTGACCCGTCTTCGGTGAAGAAGGTTGAAACGGGTGTCCTCAAAGGTTTCAGTATCGGCATCAAAGGGCCGCGTGTGATTCGTGATACGAAAGCCGCTGGTGGTCGTATTGTTGACGGTCAGATTGTTGAGATTTCGCTTGTTGACCGACCGGCTAATCCGAACGCAAAACTTATTCTGGCTAAGGCTGTTGATGGTGTTCTCGTGAAGGGTGGAGAAGACCAGCCGCGTGACGAAGCCGGGCGATTCGCTTCAAATGGAGGTGCTTCATCTTCTGGTGTCAACGCCGCGACCGGTTCCGCCGCTGTTGACGCGGTACGAAACTCTATTTCCGAACAAGGGTATACGTTGGACGATGTTGACCCATCTATTCAGGGACACCTCGACAACGCAAGTAGCGCGTTCAACTCTGGCGACACTAAAACTGGTGTGGAACATCTGACGCGCGCGATAAACGTAGCGGAAGACCAGAATCACCACTACACGATTGACGCTTTACGTTCATCTTCTGAAGATGTGGCGCGCGCGGTTCTTAATTCGCCAGTTCGTCAAGAAGATATTTACGCCGATGAAGATAAATCTTCTAATTCTGCCCTCGTGAAAGGTGCGGAAGACCAGCCACGCGATGAGGCTGGTAGGTTCGCTTCAAACGGTGGCGCAGGTTCTTCCGCATCGAACAGCGCGAACGCTTCTACGCCTCTCGGTCAAAACATTCAAGCCCGTTTAGGAAACGACCTCGACGCCGATTCCTTCAATTACGGATATCCCGAATACGTGTCTGCCGTTATCGACGGTCTAGACGAAGAAAACGACGCCAGCACGATTGACCGTCTTGACAACGCGCGCACGGAAATGTTGGACGTTGCGGAACATCTTGAAGCAGGCCGTTTTGACGAAGCCGGCGCAGGTATTCGCTCTATCGTCGATAACATTTCAGATTTCCCCGGTGCTAATGCTGTTTCTGGTGCTGGCGCAGACCTTTCTCGCGTCTACAATCACCTGAACGCCATTGTTTCTGGTTTGAAGTCCACTATCCCTACCCCGAAGGACGTTGCTCGAATGGTAAAAAAGAACGCTGACCGGGTTGAGCCGGTCGAAGAGGTCACGGAAGAGGCCGTCGAACTCACGGAAGCGGAACAGGTCGAGAAAGCCGCGCAACTCCTCAACCTCACCAAGACTTTCAAGACCGAACTCGTGAAGTTTGACCAAGCGACGTTCGACCGTGCGCGTAAAGAACTCTCCGCACTTATTGTCGTCGAAGCGAACGAGATGGCAGAAGAAGGCCACTCGGAAAAGGATTCCATTGAGGAACTCCTCGACGCGGTGAAGCACCTGTTCCGTTGGTACGAGGGTGAAGTTGAAGCCGGTGAAGTTGCTGGTGTCGCACCCGAAGTTGAGTCGATTATGCTCGCCGCTGAACCTGACGCCGCCGGCGATGAGGATATGTGCGAGAAGTGCGGCGAAACGATGAAGATGTGTAAGTGTGCCGATAAGGCCACCGAACCCGGCGATGACGCCGACGAAGAAGATTCCACCGAGAAGTCGTTGGATATCGACGAAGCGACGACGGTCGCTATCATCGAGAAAGCCGTAACACAGGCTAAGGAATCCGTGAAAGAGGAGATTGGTTTACTTAAATCCGCATTAGAGGCGGAACGGGTAAAAGCATCTCAACTCGCTGATGAATTGGCAACGGCAAAGAAGGCTGTCGTTAGCGGAGGCCCGAAACGGGCAATCACTAAGGCAACCAACATTTCTGTTGACGCTCTGCTCCAAAAGGCCGCAGAGTATTCGGTCAAGGCTTCTATGACCACAGATACGGTTCTCGCACAGGGATACCGTGACTTGGCTGAAGAATTGACCACCAAAGCATCACGAAAGGATGTGAACCCAAATGGCTGACGCAGTAAAAGCATCAGACCTTTTCGGTGACAACTCCCCGAAGGTAGCGGCGAAAAAGATGGAAGAGTACCTTGGCACACTTGACAAGTCGCTCTCCAACGGTTCGACCGTTCCCGGACAGGCCCCTGTCGCCGACCCCGCCTCACAAATTGAGGCACTTGTCGCTAACAAGTCAATCACTCCCGACGCTCTCGGCGCGCTGAACTCCGCACTCGCGGCACAGCGTGGAGCGATGGGTGACATTGTTAAGGACATTTCGCTCACCTCGCCTCTCTCGACGTCGTTCGCACAGTTCGACCTCGAAGCACCGGCAAAACTCCTCACCCCTCGCCCGACTCCTCTTCGTAACAAGATTCCTCGTAAAAAGGGAATTGGTACGGCTCACCGTATCAAGAAGATTACGGGTTACACGGGTACTGGTACTGGCGGTCAGGGTAACATCTGGCCCGGTGTCACGGAATCCACGACGACCGCATTCGGAAGCATCAACTTCGAGCGCGGCCCGAAGATTTCCTACACCGCTGAAGACGCAATCTTCCCGTACTTCTCGTACAGCCTCTCGGACGCAGTTTCGTTCGACGCTAACTTCTCGGGTGTTGGTTACCAAGACCTCCGCCAGTTGTCGTCGACTTCGACTCTGTACGCCTCGATGCTGATGGAAGAGCGAATGATGCTCTTCGCACGTGGTACGGCTTCGGGTCTGTCGGGTGTCCTCGCGGCTCCGACGGTTACTCTGACGGCGCGTTCTGCCGCTACGGGTGAAACTGCTCTCGCTAACGCTACCTACTACGTCTATGTGACGTCTGACGGTGGTTTCGGTGAAGGTGTCGTTTCGACTGTCGCTTCGCAGGCCACTTCGTCGCAGTTGCTCGACATTACCGTTACCAACGTGTCGGGTGCGCTCGGATACAAGGTGTACGTCGGTACTTCGACTGGTGTTGCTAACGCTCACTACGTCGGTCGTATCACGTCGCTCAAGGGAACTCTCCAAGGCCCGACCTCTACGGTCACGACTGGTGACAACCTTGTTTTCAACACGACCGGTACGCTTGCGTCGACTCTCACCGAGGGTTCGGCTTACGCAACTGGTTACGACGGAATCCTCGCTCAGATTGCTTCGGGTGGTACGGTCAACCGTGTCAACTCGACTTTCTCGACGTCGAATCCGGGTGCTGAATTCCAGACCATCTTCTCGACTCTGTACGACAGCGTGAAGGCCGACCCCGACGAGATTTTCCTCAACGGGTCTGACCGCAAGCAGTTGTCTGACGCTATCAAGAACGGCTCGACGGCGAACTACCGTCTGAACCTGACTCAGAGCGAATCAGGCGACTACGTTGGTGGCGCAGTTATCGGTGGACTCTACAACGAAATCACCGGTAAACTCGTCGACCTGACGGTTCACCCTTGGCTTCCGCAGGGTGTCGCACCGGTTATGTCGTACTCGCTCCCAATCCCCGACACCGAGGTTTCGGACGTTTGGGCGGCGGTCAACGTTCAGGACTATATGGGTATCCAATGGCCTGTGACGCAGTTCGCTTACGAGTTCTCAACCTACTGGCGTGGTGGCTTTGTCGGCTACGCACCGGCTTGGAACGGACTCGTTACCGGAATCAAGTCTGCCTAGTAAAATAGGTATGGCTGAGGGTGGGGTGACCTCCGGGTTGCCCCACCTTCTCTCTTTATCGGAAGGTTTGTTATGACCAAGGTTTACGGTGCGACCGGCGTAAAAGGTGTTGATGTTACGACGGAAAAAGGTACGGTGAAGTATAACGCTGACCATAAAGGGTATATCGAGATAGATAATCCGAAGCACGTTCGTCAGGCCGTTGCGGAGGGTATGGCTATCGCCGCACCTGCCGCTGGTTTCGCCCAAGCGGAAGGTTATCCGTGTCCGTGCGGTTTCCCATCGTTGTTCCGTGAATGTTCCAAGTGTGGGAAGGTGAATTAGGTTGCCTACGCCTATTGTTTCTCCGATTATCCGTCAAGTTTCACGGCCCTATCTGACGCTCGACGAATATAAAGCCGCACCGACCGCACTCGATTACGGCAATCTTGTTCAGGGTGGTAATCAGGCGGCGCAGGACGCGGAGTTAACGAACGCTATTACGCGCGCTTCTTCGTGGATTGACCAATATTGTAATCAGGTTCTCGCGGCGACGCTCGACGTTGAACAGCAACGTGTTCGTATGCGACCTGACGGTACGTTGCGTATTCACCCGAAATATCACCCAGTTGTGTCGTTGAACTCGCTCGCGTTCGGTTTCTACCCCGGTCAGTCGACGACGGTTCAGGATTTGTCGGGTGCGTGGATTGAGGAACAGTCCATTATTTTCCCCATTTCGGGTACTAACTTGAATTGGTCTTCGCAAGGGCCGCTCGGTTTCGGTTTTCCGTCGTCACCGCGCGCTGAAACGTACGTTTCGTACAGTTATGTGAACGGGTGGCCTGTTACCGCGCTTACGGTGGCTTCTGCGGTCGGTGCGACGACGTTACTCGTCGAGTCTGGTCTGGGTGTCACCGCTGGTCAGACGCTCAAGATTTTCGACGGTGCCGAGTCGGAGAATGTGACGGTTGCGGATACTTATTCGTACGGTTCGTCGACTATTCCGTTAACGACGGGTACTTTATACGCTCACGAGGTCGGTGATGCGGTGACGAGCCTTCCGGCGGCGGTGAAGCAGGCCGCGATTCTGGTTACGTCGGCGTATTTGAAGATTCGCGGTGACGCTTCTCTCGTTCTTGCGGTCACGAACGCGCCGGGTACACAGTTGGAAGGTTCGCAGAAAGTCGGGCAGGACGTCGGACACGCTATGGAGATTCTGAAACCGTTCAGGCGGATTCGTTGACGCGCGCACAAGTCCGTACTGCGGTCGGTACGTGGGTTGCTGGCGCGAGTATTCCGCACCTCAACCAGATTTTCACGTCGCACCCGAAACGTATCAACTTTCAGGCGAACTCTACCGCCGGTGAGATGACGCGCGGCGCAGGTCTTGTTCATATTATTTCTGAACGTGAGGGTCGTGTCGCTATCGGTGGCGCGTATTCGGGTTGGAAGCGTATAGATTACGAGGTCGCGTTCCAAGTATTCACGCATTCCGTTGAGTCGTACGCGCAGGACGCGATGGACGCTTTCGACGCGATTGTTGATGCCGTCAAAGACAGATTGAGGGCAGGTGGGCATAGACTAGGTGAAACAGATGGTTCGGTTATCTGGCAGGCCGCAGAACCGGGTATCACGGTACAATATGGTGAACCCAAAACGAATGACGGTGGCGCGACAGAGAATTGGGCAGGTATTCAGTTCACAGTTACACAAATGATTCAGAGTTAGGAAAACGATGGCTAAGTACCGTAACGACCTCGATTACACGGTCGTTCTTCCCTCTATCGGTGTTACCGTGAAGCCGGGCGACGTGTTCGACGGCCCTGACGCTCTTGATGTTCCCGGTATTGTTTCTGCCGGTGAGAAGGGCAAAATCAAAGAATCCGTTTCGGTACCCACCGAAGCGGTTGAAATCGAAGCAGGAGAATAATGGCTGTTCAGAATAGTGTTCGTTCCTATCTTGGAATCGCAAAGGAAGCGACGAAGGGTACGGCTGTTGCGCCGACCGCGTTCATTCCTGTCACTCAGAGCAAGTTGAAGCCGGTCGATATTATTGACCCGTTGATGGACGACGGACTTCGCGGCTCGCTTGTCAAGGACTACAACTACGTTCAGGGTCGTTACCGTTCAACGTTCGACTTCGGTGGGCCTGTGTTCCCCGACACGTTCCCTTGGGCTGTTGCTGGTCTTCTCGGTTCGGTTGCGACTACTGGTTCTTCGGCACCGTATACGCACACCGTTTCGTTGAAGAACTCAAGCGCGACTGCCGCTGACGCACAACCGACTTCGTTCACTTTGACGGACTTTTACGCCGCTAACGTGCGCGCGTACGCTGGTTCGCAGATTCACGACCTGTCGTTGACGTTCAACGCTGACGGAATGCTCGAATACGACGCGAAAGCGATCGGGTGGCAGTCTGCTACCGCTTCGACGCCTACTCCGTCGTTCAGCACCGTTCTCCCGACTCCTGCGTG